GGCATTTACCTTGCGAACAATAAAGACACGTTCAACTATACGAACAAAAAAGCCTCGGAGATTTTCGCCGACTGCTGTACCCTTTTCGGTATTCCGTTCAGCGGCGTAGCCGATACAGCCTATAAAATCCCCGAGCTACCGAAACCTAAGACGACAGCGTGGGACGTTATTGCCGACGCGCTGAGTCTTACGTTTGAGGCGACCGGCATTCGCTACTACCCCGTATGCAAGGGCGACCAAATGAGCTTGATAGAGCGCCGGGAAAATATCCTCCAATGGGTGATTGAGACCGGCGTCAATTTGCAGGACTATTCTCAAAGCAAAAGCATTGAGAAAATCAAAACCCGCGTCAAGCTCTTATCGAAAGAGGGCGCGGTACTTGCGGAGGCGACGGACGCGGCGCTTGAAAAGAAGCTCGGCATATTCCAGGAGGTCGTGCAGGTAAAAGACGAGATGAACACCGGCCAGCTTACCGAGCTTGTGAACACGACGCTCGCCGAGAATAACAAGGCGACGACGAGCCTATCCGTAACGGCGCTCGGACTTCCCGAAGTGATAACCGGCGTGGGCGTGTTTATTATCGTCAAGCCGCTGGGCATTTCAAAGACCTACTACGTGGAGGAAGACACGCACACCTTTGAAGGGCATTATCACAGCATGAATCTAAAGCTCAGCGTCGCGGGAGATTTGTCAATCGCGAAGCAGGAGAAAAAAGAAAGCTCCGGCGGAGAAATCAAAGCCGGCGATATTGTCAATTTTGCGGGCGGCCCCCACTATGTCAGCTCTACGGCCGGAAGTCCAACGGGCGGCTCAAGAAAGGCGGGCCCCGCAAAATGCACGCTAGTAGCGAAAGGCGCGAAACACCCTTACCACCTTATCGGCGGCGCCTACACGAGCGTGGACGGAAACAGCAACGTATACGGCTGGGTCGACGCCAACCTGGTAAGCAGGGCGTAAGACAAGCCAGAACAAGCCCAGAGTCTCCCATATCGCGTTTTTATATCCTGGGAGTAGAAGTATAAGCCCAGGGCGTAAAAACGCGATACGGGAGCCCCAGGGCAAGAAAGGAGGCGCCTTATGGAAATCAAAGAGCCTACCAGTATTAAAGAAATGTTTCAAGGCATGATACCGGACTCTATGGGCGTCGTGCGCGGAAAGGTCGTCTCGGCCGCACCGTTGAAAATCCAGGTTGTGAATGACGACAAGCTCCTCTTGTCTGAAAACCTTATTTGCGTTCCCCGGCATTTATCGGACTATACGACGACCTGCGACCTCATGCTGGGAAAAGGCTCGCTCGACAGCCAGACGAAAAACGACGGCGAGCACGGCGGGCACGTAAGCGGCACCGGCGCCAATCAGCACGCCCTCGCGACGTTTAATATTTTCAACGCGACGCTGAAAGTCCATAACGCGCTTAAGCTCGGCGATACGGTGTATTTGCTCAGCTTCAACGAGGGCAAAAAGTATTATGTTCTTGACAGGGAGGTGTGACGATGGGCGTTTTTATTCCTATTCCGATTGCGGAGTTAGAGGACGCCGCGGAGCAGCCGTCCAGGACCTACCGGCTCGACCTCGAGCGCGGGCGGATTTTTTCGCTCGGTAGCTGCGACGGACTGGAGGCGGCGAATCAGTTTATCAAAAAGACTTTGCTCACGCCTCGTTTTCGTTGCCTGATTTATGATAATCAATACGGCAGCGAGATAAAAGAAACGATTATCGCGGCGGACGCCACGAACGAGTATATTGAGACGGAAATCCCGCGCCTTGTAAAAGACGCATGCCTGGCCGACAGCCGCATACTGGATATTTACGACTTCTCTTGCTCGTTTGAAAAAGAGCGGGCGTACATTCGCTTTAAGGCAAATACGATTTTCGGAGAGCTTGTTATGGAGGAGGTGATTTGATTGTTTGAAGACAGAACCTATGAAAAAATTATGGAAGAATGCCTTGCGGCCGCTCCTGCTGAGGTTGACCTTCGGCAAGGCGGCATTTTTTATGACGCGGTAGCGTCCGCAGCGTTTAAGATTGCTCAGTTTTACGCTGACATCAGTACCGCCTTTGACCTGGTATTCCTTACGACCGCCGTCGACGAGTACCTTGACCGCAAGGGCGCGGAGTACGGCGTTTTCCGATTGCCTGCTATTCCTGCACCCACCGAATACGAATGGTCGGGAGATGCGCAGCCGCCCATCGGCAGCCGCTTCTTTGCGGAAGGCTTATTTTTCGCCTTACAGCAAGACGACGAGGGCGCGCTTTATTTAGAGGCCGAAGCCCCCGGCATTGCAAGCAGCAATATTCTCTCAGATACCGCGGCGGTACCGGTTGAAAATGTTATCGGGCTCGTTTCCTCTACATTCGGCTCGCTTATCGTTCCGGGCGCGGACGCGGAAAACGACGACGATTATCGCGAGCGTATTCAGGAGAAAATCGCAGGCCCGGCGGAAAACGGAAACCGCCAGCATTATAAAACCTGGTGCGAGTCGGTTCCGGGCGTCGGCCGGGCGAGAATACTCCCGCTTTTTGCCGGAGAAAACACCGTTATGGGCGTAATTATCGGGACGGACGGAACGCCGGCCGCGAAAGCGGTCGTCGACCAGGTTCAGGAGTATGTCGACCCTATTACGCTCGATAAAACCGTAACGGTAGACGGCAAGACTTACACCGTAGGCGATGGACTCGGAGATGGCGAGGCGAATATCGGCGCGCACTTTGCGGCGGTCGCTCCGGCGAGCGTTTCAATCAATATCAGCTTTACAGCTGAGCTTAAAAGCGGCTCGACCGCAGAACAGATAAAAGCGGAAGCCGAGGACGCTATAACCGCATACCTGAAAGACCTCGCGCTGAATACTCCGGAGCGCCAGACGGTTATCGTCCGCGTGTCTGCGATAAGCTCCATACTTTACGGCTTGCCGGGCTTGCTCGACTACACGGGACTTACTCTGAACGATGAGACCGCGAACATAGAGCTCACAAACATGCAAATTGCCGTTCTCGGGGAGGTGGCCGTCAATGCGACTGTACGATAACGCCTACCCCAGCACCTACGAAGAAATTAAAACATGGTACCCCGCGTGGTATAGAGACGTTCTGGAAATGGACGCTCTCTGGCGAGTATGGGGCGGACAGCTCGACGAGATTCAGGCCGGTATCATTCGGGCGATAGATAATAACTTTATCGACTATGCCGACGCGGAAACTCTCGCCAAGCTGGAGACGTTTTTCCATATTACCTATGACGGCCCCCGCACGCTCACCGAGCGCCGCAATATGATTAAAGCGATTATTCTCGGGAAAATTGACGTCGAGCTTATCGGCGGAATGGTACGAATCACTGTAACGCGAGACTTCGGCGACAACTTCAATTTGTACGACTGCCATTTTATTCTTGATAACAGAATCCCGGCGCACCTTGCGCTGGATATGGTCGACAAGCTCTTGCCCGTATCGGTATTCAATGAAAACGGCTTTATTTTCCGCGACTTGAAAATCGCGCTTGCCGTTAAAAACCGCAGCTTGATTGTTGACGGCATAAAGCTCGACGGCGAAAGGGTGCTTGACGGAACGTGGGAGCTCGATTCAATCCGGCCCGGCATTCCGTTTATTGACCTTCGCGTCGGTATCTCTTTGCCTAAGAACAATATGACTTACACACCACAAGCCCTCGCGCTATCGGCTTACGGACTGAAAAACAAAAACGAGCTATCTGCGGGCGCGCAAATAGCTCTCAGCGCCGGAAATCAATTTGCCTTTAGGCCGATTGACTTCGGCGCGAATATTTTATTCCGAAATCACGGAACACAGGTTCAGGGTATCAGACTGACCGGCGCGCATAAGCTCGACGGCTCGTGGAACCTCGACGCTGCGGAAGTTGAAATATTCGGCGGACTTACACCGCAAAAGCTCGATATAACCGGCCTTGCGATTCAAAACTCTTTCAAGGCAACGGCGCGTATGCAATTTGAAGCGAGCGCCGGCAATAAAGAAAATTACCGTCAAGAGTCGACCAGGATTGCGGGCCTCAAAGCCTCGCAGACCTTTGGGCTGTCCGGTTCCGTTATTATGGACGGCCGCTGGACTCTTAACGGCGATTTTATATTAAACGGCTCAAGAAGCCTAAATCCAATCTTCATAAAGGAGGACTTGTAACATGGCAAGCGAAAACAGCGTAATCACAAAAGCCCGCAGAGAAGCGCTCTGTAAGGCGACGAGTAAAGGGTCGAGCGCAAGCGCGATAAACAAAATCACGCATATTGTGTTCGGCGACGGCGGCGTGGACGGCAGCGGCAATCCTATCCCCCCGACCGACACGCAAACGGCTCTTACTCACGCTATCGGCACATACCCTATCGACGCCGCGCCTACCTATCCCGTATCTACTACGGCCCGCTATACTGTGACGATTCCCGCCTCGGACCTTCCCGGCGCGTCTATCAGCGAGGCCGGACTTGTGGACAGCGCGGGAATGCTCTGCGCAATCAAAACTATGTACGTCAAACGCAAAGACGCCGGCGTGACCTTTACCTTTACGTTTGACGACGAGTTTTAAGGAGGACTGACCTATGGCAAATTATACCATACCCACAAATCCCATTTATAATGCGACAATTCGCAAGCTGGAGGACTCGGACCCTGCCAGCGCGTCGACTATCTTTAATCCGCTTATCCAGCAGCTTATCGAGAACACGCACGCGGTCAAGAAATCGGTCGACGAGCTGAAAATGTTCATGCTGGCTATCTCGTTCAGCGCGAGCATGAAGGGTATGCCCTTCACCGTAAAGGGCGCCGGCATGACGACCTATAACGGCACCGTACCGGACAGCCTCGCGGCGGTCGTCGCCGTTCCCTCCGCAAATACCACTTATACGGTCCAGTGCGCCGGCAAGAGTAAGAAAATCACGACCGGCAGCTACTACGGCGTGTATTACGGCTATGTCGACACTATCTCGACCACGCTCGCGGAAAACTCCTGGGTGCAGATTGCGGCGGTAGCTGCGGCCGGAAACGCTGAAAATTATTGGAAACGCTTACCTTCCAGATTTACGGCTTTAATCACGACAATCTGACGGGCGGCGGCAAGGCCGGTATTACGTTCGGCATGAAACACCTTATGGCCGAAACGAGACAGATGAACAGTACGAACACAAACGCCGGCAGCTTTACGGGAAGCGCCCTGTATTCATGGCTGGAAAACACAATTTTCCCTGCTCTCCCCGAGGACCTGCGTTCTCTCATTAAGCCGGTCGACAAAAAGACCTCTGCCGGCCAGCAGTCGACGACTATCAAGACGGAGAGCATGAAGCTCTTTCTGTTCTCTCCGATTGAGAACGGCCTGAGAACGACGACCGACGTCTACAAGGACGAAGGTGAAACCTACCCGATTTTCACCGATAACGCGAGCCGTATTAAAAACCTCGCGAACGGCGCAGGTTCTGCGTATTGGTGGTGGGAGCGCTCGCCTTATGTGACCTACTCCAACTACTTCTGCGGTGTCCACAGCAACGGCAGCGCCAACGGCATCAGCGCCAGCTACTCGTACGGCGTTTGCTTCGGCTTCTGTATTTAATCTATTATCTGAAAGAATCCGGGGCCCTCGTGGCCCCGGTAAAAGGAGTTTTGCCATGTCGGTATATAAATCAAAGCGTGGCGAGAGCTCGGCGCAATTTGTCGAGACCGCGCGCAAGCTCGAAGTTCACACGCTGGCTCAATGCCTGAAAATCCCTAAGAGGTATACCTTTTTCCTCTCGACGGAAATCATGCGTTTAGCGAGCGAGGTTTATAACAATGTGAAATCGGCAAACAGCATTTTCCCCTCTAATCAGCATGAGGTGCAAATGCGGCGCGACAAGCTGACGGAAGCAAATAACGCGCTGCAATGCCTCGTCGGTAAGCTGGGCTTGCTCGGGGACGTGCTGCGGAAGAACCCCAGCCAGTTTAAGGGACTCGATAACGCCCTTGAAACCTGGGGCAATCTGATTGCCGAGGAAGCAAAGCTAATTTCCGGCGTAAAGAAGTCGGATAAACAGCGGTATAAGGATTTACCGCTTTAACAAAAAGCCTTGGGTCAAGCCCTGCAATGTTGTCTGTGCTTCTGCGAATTGGTGGTGGGAGCGCTCACCTAATGTGACCAACTCCAACAACTTCTGCAATGTCAACAGCAACGGCAACGCCAACAACAACAACGCCAGCAACTCGAACGGCGTTTGCTTCGGATTCTGTAACTTATAGAATCAAGGTTAGACCAAGTAACCCGAATCTCGGGCGAAATCCGTACCGTTACAGAAGGAGGGCTTTAGACACCCCTGCCGAAAGGCTAAAACACCTTCTTAATGCGGCCGTCCGGACGCTGCTTGCATGGCGGGAAAACGCGCAAATATCCCGTTTCATGGACGGCGCCGCTACGCAGTTATAACTTGCGCCCTACAAATTGCTGTATAAGGAGGACAATTTTAATGACAAGCGAGGAACGCCATGAACAACGATACCAAAGGCGAAAACAGAAGCGGGAGGAAAAGCGTCTCGCAAGGAGTCTCGCCTGCGGCGGACTTGAGGAAGTATTCTCGTATCATAATTTATACGCCTCGGGTCATATCTGCGCCCGGGGCGTCTCTTGGAAATGCTCGACGCAGCAATACCGGCTCAATCTCGTCACGAATACCGCCGTAGCCCGTAAGCAGATTCTCGACGGGACCTATAAAAGCAAGGGCTTTGTCGAGTTCCAGCTTTACGACCGCGGGAAATGGCGGCGCATTCGCGCCGTACATATCGGCGAGCGAGTCGTTCAAAGAACGCTTTGCGACAAGGTTATAATTCCGCTATTCACGCCGGCGCTGATTTACGATAACGGCGCCAGTATGAAAGGAAAAGGCATTGACTTTGCCATGAACCGCCTGAATTGCCATTTGCAGCGCCATTGGCGCAAGCACGGCATGAAGGGCGGTATTTTAGTATTCGATTTTAAGGACTACTTCGGAACGGCGAATCACGAACCGGTACGTAAGGAGCTTGAAAAGCGCGTGCATGACCCGCGCGTGCGGGACTTGGCGAATATGTTTCTCGATAACTTCGGGCCTGTCGGTTACGGCTTGGGAAGTCAAATCTCTCAAATCTCGGCCATTATGCTTCCGAACAAGCTCGACCACGTTATCAAGGAGGAGCTGGGAATCAAAGGCTACGGCCGGTATATGGACGACGGCTATTTGATTCACGAGGATATTAAGTACCTTGAATATTGTCTGAAACGCATTGACGAGGTATGCGCCGAGCTTGGCATAACGCTGAACCGGAAAAAGACGCGCATTATCCCCATTCAAAAAGGGATAACGTTTCTCAAAACTAAGTTCATTCTTACGGACACCGGCCGCGTCGTGATAAAAATGAGCCGGCCATCTATACGCGCCATGAAGCGCAAGCTCTTTATTTTCAGGAAGTGGGTCGATTCCGGCAAGTTTACGCTGGAGGACGTCCGCACGGCCTATGAGAGCTGGCGCGGACACATGCGGCGCGGCGATTCATATTTTGCGGTCGCCCGCGTCGACGAATATTTCAAGAGATTATTCGGGTTCCACCCGAATGACAAAATAAAATATAGGAGGCAATCACTATGTATTTGATTCTGAATCATGCCGGGCGAATTGTGGATATTTCCGAAGAAGCCCGGCACGTTAGAAGCCAGGAAAACGGCGTTGTCATCGGGTGCGAGCAGAAGGACGCGGACGCAATCTATTCCGCGAATACCGACGCCTTTTATCCGATTGAGCCTACCGGCTATATCGGCGACGGCCATGTGC